AATAGCATATGTTGCTTCATCTTGATCTTAAGACCAGGATTATCTTCATATCTATAGTTCTCTTTTCTTCGGATCTTCTTAGTAAAGATTTTAGTACTTGTACCAGTGAATCTTCTAAGATATCCTTTCCAATCAAATTTAGCTTTGACAACTTCATCTAGAACAATCAGTCCTTCAATTTCTCCTGGAACATTACCACGTTTCTTAATGGTCTGTTCTTTGGCATCTTTTAGAATTTTCTGTACTTGTTTCTCAATAAGTTTCTTCTCAGCTTCAGACATGTCTTCAAACTCTTCCCATGTAGAATGATCTGGTATGTCTCCACTTGCAATGTTATCAAGTAGTTTATCCATTTCTTGATCACCACTTGTACCATTCTTATCCTTCTCATCTTGAAGGCGGAGAAGCTGGTCATAGTAATATCTACAACCAGCCTTTCTATCTAGTTGAATGTCTGTATAGTCATCAATGTTGATACCTCATTCTGGCAGCCAAGAGGCTTCAATATACTGATTAATTTCCATATCCATGGCAACATTTGCAAGTTTTTTGTTGCTAAAAGAACCAAAACTTACAAGGTGACCAAATGCAATATGGAGTAATTCATGTTTCAGTAAGCCTGTCTTATGATCATCACTTAGACTATTCCAGAATTCTTCATTAATAGCCAATTGATAATTAATATTCTGCTTACTTACACCTGCAGTAGGGAGATCTTTTCTCCATACTTTATTCAACATAATGAGAAAGAACCCGTAATAGGGCTCTTTCAACATTAGTTCTTTACTAATTTTACTAAGACTCCGTGCTTTGTCCATCATCTTTAATTTTCACATCAATGCTTATTTGATTCATATCATAACCTATCTGACCCAACATGCTTGTTAGATCTCTGACAAAGTTTTCTATGAATAGCTCAACCAAAAGCTTATCGGCTTTGTATGTAGTTAATAATCCTAGTACTCTTGCACTAGATAATGACCCTATCTGTTCAGATATAACGGGTAAAACTATCTTATAAGATTTTGGTGCTTGTTTACCCCAAACTGTAGAATCTTTTTTAGAATACTTATATAATACAATTAGCTCTGCTATACTCAAACCACTGTTCTCTATTACTTCAAAAGCAATAGTATGGTTATCTGCATCACTAGAGTTAAACATAGAAATAAGATTGTTCAATTCAGCTTTACTTAGTTTCATTAGTCTTCAATTTTAAGTGTCTTAATCATCCATTCTGTGGGTTTATTAATATTATCAACCCACTCTTTTGCACTTGGGATATATCCATTGCAGTCTTCTTTTACGTGCTGCTCTCCAATATATCTTACGTACACTTTCTTACCATCAGAGTTTTCAATGATCTGGCCAAAGATCTTTTCACATTCAAATATGCCCTCACTGTGGTGACGGAACATTCTGTGTTTACTATGGCCAATCCAAGCCTTTGTAGCATCAAACCACTCATGGATCTCTAGATAGTCTAACCAAGAACCACCAAACTTTCTAGCTGATGATTTTGCATGTTCTACAGGATGTGACATTAGTCTAGAGATTTATTTATTAAGGATCCTTCATGTGTATATGTATCAACTTCAGTAACTCTAATATTATTCATTACATCATACTTACCAGATGGTACTAGAATACACATTGTACCATAACCACCTTCATTATTCCACCAATCTTCTACATCATTTAGAATCTTTTCCTCAGCAAAATTTTCAATATCAGAAGATAAACCAGAATCAAGATTTCTTAAATACTTAGCTCCTTCTTCCCAAGAATTAAGAGATCTAAGTTTATCAAAAGCTTTTTCTTCATCTTCAGGAAGTTTATCTGTTGTATAAAGTACTTCATCTATACAGCCAGAGTCTCCACTACCTTCATAATATATCTGGATACCAGTCACACCAAGGTCAGCCAACTGAATCAGGAGGCTTGTCATCATTGTTTCATTCATAACTATTTAATTTTGTAAAACCTGCCAAGGATATTGGCATTTAAATATTCTTCTTTTTCTAGCACCTCTCTTGTAAATTGGTACTTGGTCTCATGATATGTTAGTTCTGTCTTAGAAAAACAGATTCTTACCATGAACCTTTTAATGGGAACACCATTCTTATGTGCATCTTGTAGCACTTTATTGCTACTATAGTAGTTCTGATAGTTAGGTTTTACCTGGATAGTGTATTTCTTTGCACGTTTGTCTTCCATATTAGCAAGAGCTTTTACTCCAAACTTTTTCTTAGTTGTGGAATAGAAGTTCTTCTTACCAACATACCTAACAGACTTACCATCTATGATAGTTTCCATTTCATATATAAACCCAATGGCTCCTTCTGGAATCTTGCTGTCATTAAATACTTCTCCTTTGTATAACCAACTCATACTGCTTGTTTTAGTAAAGATAATAATTTGTCTCTAACTATCTCTATACCATGGTCTTTAACAGAATCTGATAGATCCTTAGACATCTCAAGATTAATAGCTTTAATACTGTACTTATCTGTATATCTCTGAGCAGCCTTAATACCGGGCTCATCATTATCAAACAGTACAATTATCTTAGAATATTTCTCTTGAAGCTTACCTATAATAGATTCTCCAATCATTGTATTCTCACTGTCCGGAGCAATACATTCTATATTACCAATACCAAGCTTCTTAAAACTCATAAGATCTTTAAGAGATGATACAATCAGCAAATACTTACAATCATACTGTAGTTGATCCATACCTTGAGTATAGTTCTGGATCTTAATAAACTTTTTCTCAGGAACCCTTGGCATATAAATTTTATAGAGCTCACCATCATTACGGAAATAACCATAAACATAGGGTCTAGAAAACTTATAGCTTGTGATAGAACCATCTGGTTCAGTCTTAGACATTGTAAAGAACTCTAGTGGAACTACATTATACTGACTTAAGATACTAGAACTAATTTTAAATTGTGTCCAGTACTTTTGGTCTAGTGTATTCCAGTGTCTCATTTCAAAGTCTACAACCTTGAACTTATCATAGAACTGTATAGGACCTCTTTCTGCAGGTGCATTATGTTTTAAATACTCCTGATAATCGGTCATTATTCTATTAACTGCCTTAAATCTGGCATCATAATTAAATAAACACTTAACAAGTTCTATTTGGTCACCTTGAAATCCTGAAGAAAAATCCTTGAACTTATACTTACCATCATCTTGATAGACAAACATGCTAGGCACTTTATCTTTAATATTAAATGCAGATAGCATCTTAATATTTTGTCCTGTAAGTCTTTCTTTTAAGTTCAAATAATACTCAAATACCCATTCTCTGGGTACTTCTTCCAAATCAGATATTAAATTCCTTGTTGAAATCATAACCAATAAAATATAAAGGGGGAGCGCCTGATTTAGTTTAAAATCTTGGTTAGACAATAATTAATACTAAACTCCCCCTTTAAAGAGAGTAAGTATTAATCTAAACTAAAGTCAGATGATGTCTTAGGTTTTGTAAACACATCATCATCATCCCCGAAAGATTTAACTTCTTTAACTTCTAATTTTTTAAGATGTTTTGCTTCATCATATCTGATTACAGAACCACCATCTTCTTCACCATAGGCATATTTCTTGCCTTCAGCTTTTGGAAGCCACATGTCATAATTAGTATAACCAGTTTTGCCTTCGTATTCTTTACCAGCTACACAGAACTCAAGATACTTTTCTCTAAAGTCTGCAGTCTTGTTGAATGCTTTAACAAAATCTTGGATTGTTTCATGCTTACCGTCTTGTTGAAGGAACCAATCATCAATCTGAAGAGTATGAGCCAAAGTTCTTAAGAAGATCAAGATAGATCTATCTCTCTGAATTTTAATACCAGATTTAGTCTCACCATCTGCAAATGCATATTGACTTGCTTTAACTCTACCAATCTGACCTCTGTAACGTCCTTTACTTTCATCATCTTTATCAATCATGAAACCTTCAAAACCATCAATAGGTGCAGTTTCTGTATGTAACATCAGATGATATGCACCATCAATAAACTTGAAATCCTCAAGCTCAATATTGTTAATCTTCAATACATGGTTACCTGGTGAAATTGTTTTTGGTAGGCCTGTGCCTTCTTTACCCAAATCAGTTGTGCTTAATGCCATTTTTCTTAAAATTAAATTATTAAATAAAAACTTTGTCCCAGTGAAATTGTAATTCACCTGACTCAGTCATTTCTGTTACTACTATTTCTTCATTACGTAAGTGGTCAGGTCTTGCACCGCAAGTTACTTCTTCACTTGTTTTAAATGACAAAATAGTTTTATTTCCTTTTCTATACATGTAGCCAATTGCATCTGCGTTAGCACAGATTAGAGACTTAATCTTACCTGTCAAATCAATATTTGCAGCAAGAACCATCTCACCCTTATCATCTACCTGTTTGTCTTTAATGTGACCAGATAAAATAATATGGGGTGCTAATGTATCAATAAAATCTAAAACTTGAAAGAAAGCTTGTCTTAAATATAGATATCCTGCACCGTTAGGTAAGGACAAGACATTATCTCCATCATAGTTTTTACCCATACTAGTAGCACGGTACAGTTTGATAGCCAACGGCATAACCATATCTTCTAATGCAGTTACAGTATCTATTGTAACATACTTATATGGTTTACCCGCTTCTTTGATTGCCTTTCCTGTTTCAAGCAACTCTTGCAAAGAAGTAATCTTTACTTTGAGAGCTTCTACATAATCAGCACCATTTTCTAAATCAATCAATAAATTATTCTCAAGACCAGCAAATGCTGTGGTCTTTCCAGTCTTTGGCTTAGAATAGATAATTAATCTTTTAGGATTAACTCTTTCTGCCGCAACTTTTTTAGTTGGAAGTACTATACTCATTACTTAAGTTTTTGTGCTAGTTTCTGAAAGTCTGTTGCAATTCTTAAAAGAATATCAGATGCAGATTCATCAAGAGATAATTCTTCCTTAGTTTCTTTGAGCTTAGGAATAAATTCATTTTCAAAATCTGGAAATACAGATAAACTTACTTGCTCTTTAGGAGCTTCAGCTTTTCTTTTCTCATAAAGATTGTAAGTAATCTCAGAACCATCCGGCATAATAACCATTAACTCAGACAATGGAATTGTATAAGCAAAATAGTTATCACCATTAGAGTTAGTACCTTCTTTTACATCATACTCTTCAGCAAAGTAAGGATTAGATTTGTACTTGAATAAAGGTCTGTCTTCAAATGCTGATTCAATACCTATTTCTTTCCCATTAATATCTCTATTAACATCAATGAACTCAATGAAGATGTCTTCATTTCTTTTTAGTTCACCTTCAAATAGCTGTACTTGCCTGCCATACTTACCTTTCTGAAAGAAGGCAGTCTTTAGGACAAAGAAAGGATCAGCTATTTGAGCTTTTCTAAACTTATCCGTGTGATAAGTAAAGAACTCTTTTTCTTTTTCTTTTCTACTCATAATTATAATTTAAGTTTTGTTGCTTGTGGAGGTGTTTCTATTTCAACTATCCTCATGTTCTCTCTATCTAGCTTAAAGAAGCTTAACCTAGTTGTTCCATTCCTAGATTTTAAGAAGTGAAATGCAAGAAGATCTTCATCATTCACTATAAATCTTTCAGGACCATAGAATCTAATCTTTCTGATAGCTGGTTTATTAATACCAAGTACTACATCAGCATGTTGTAATAGAGCATCTGCTCCAAATAAATCAGAATCTAATACATAATTCCCATAGTCACCATCTTTGGATCTGTCTGGATTATCTATATTCCTATTCAGCTGACTCAAGACAAGAAATGCCACAGGATAATGCTTCTTCATATATGTTAGAGCTTCCCCTAGAGCATATAATACTTCAAACTTATCTCTCTGACCTTTTCCTACTTTAAGTAGCGCTGAGTGGTCAATAGTAACCAGAGCATTTGTGTAGTTACCCTGTTCATCTTTGTGAGCTTCCATATAATAATGTATAGTAGCACACATCTCATCAACGGTACACGGATCATATACTACATCTATGACATCAGTCTTCTCAGTTTCCTCATAGTACTGTACACATCTTAAGTATAGATCCTTATCCACGGGTTCCCCCTTGCTCATTAATGTATTGTAATCAGAAGCAGTATTCAGACTCAGCTTTCTGATACCATTGGTTTCATCAAGCATTTCAAACTGGAACTTAAGTACTCTAAACTTATGGTCTTTATTCTCTTCAATAATATCAGAGATTAATTGTTCCATAAATAGAGTCTTACCTGTTACCGGTCTAGCACCAACTACGGTGATAGTTCTCCATTCCAATCCATCACAGAAGGCATCATTAAATTTGGGCCATGAGCTTTTGAGTGATTTTAGCTCACCAGATCTTCTAGCCTTCATCTTAAGAAGGGCTTTTCTAAGAGCGTCTCTCTCACTCACAGGCTTCAGAGCCCGGGCACCGTTATATAATTCCGCCATAATAAAGGATTTATTCTGTAAATCTAAGCTTCATATCATTATAGATATAATGTGAAAAGCCTACTATAAACTCAATTGCCAAGAACTGCAAGATATTCATATCTACAAGAACAGTCTTAACTAACAGCCAGGATGCTAAAGTACCTATAGCTGCAATAAGAAATAATTTAAATCTAATCATACAATCTTTTCTTTAAAAAATACAGGTGCTTCATAATCATCTTGTGAAATCATATCACAGTAAGTTGCTAGAGTAGAATCCCAGGTCTTATCTGTACTCTGTTTTCTAATAAAGTACTGTGAGTTACGCATGTAGTTGTACCTATTAATAGAATACTCCTCTACATATTTCTCAGTAGCTTGAACAACTGTTTCCCAAGAATAGTCAAATGTTTCAAAGAACCATCTGAATGCATTTTCTAGACTCTTTACATTAACTCTTGCATAAACTCCACTTGGCAATTTAGTTGCCGGAAAACATTCATTGTAAGTTTTAATGTTATCTAGAAAATCATCCCCCATAAGGTTTTTAGATGTTTTCTTCTTAGACTTCTTGAAATAGCTCTCAATTTCTTGTATAAATTTAAGGCTATTCCCTGACAATTCCAAGGATTCTGTAAGGTTATTACCTGATTTTAATTTGGTGACCTCAATAGAAGCATTTACCAAATTACTAGGTACAATCTTATTGTGTATACAGTACAATACATAGAATGCATTAGGACTCAGCCCTGCTTTCATTAGTTTGTTAAATACTTCTTGCATTACCAGTGAATTGTGTAGTTATATAAATGTTTAACAGTGGTTTGTACCTCTCTAAAGACACCTTTAGAATCCCATTTGCTACCATTATATGCAGCACTTGCAGGGTGA